AAATGGATTTAGCTCAATGGCTAGTATCCAGAACAAGAGCCGCGCTGGAGGTATCTACGAAGGCGCAGGACGCGCTAACCCACAAGGACAGCCTTGGGTTGGAGCAAAGACTGGCAGCAAGAGCAACAAGGTCAGCAAGTCCACAAACCCTCGCGCTGGCGCTCAGTTCATTGAGAACCTTCCGCCATTGGTATCAAGCCTTAAAGGTCGAGGTCGTCTCATTTATCGAGCATGGGCTTCTAATCAAGGCAAAGCCGAAGGCGCAGCTATGAAGGCAATCTCCACGGCAATCGCTAAATTTGAGGCTAACGCAGCCAAAGGCGAACTAGGAAAGGCAGCCTAATGGCATTCAGAGAAGAAATCTTAATTGGCTCCAAAGCCGATACACGCGGATTTAAGAAGGCTGAAACAGCCGCAACAAAACTGACAAAGACAGTCAAGGCTTTAGGCATTGCAACTTCAGCTTATGCTGCCGTTGATTTTGCTAAGTCTTCAGTACGCGCTTTTATTGCCGATGAAGCATCAGCTAACAAGCTGTCTCTCGCCGTCAAGAATCTTGGTCTTGAGTTTGCTAACCCTTACATTTCTGATTACATCTCAAAACTAGAAGCAACCAGCAAGGTCGCTGATGACGATTTGAGACCAGCGTTTCAGAATTTGCTGACCACGACAGGAAGCCTTACTAAGTCTCAAGAAATTCTTAACACAGCAATCGAAGCGAGCCGCGGTTCAGGTTATGACTTGGCTCAGACTTCTGCTGATCTAGCACAGGCTTATGTGGGTAATACAAAGGGACTCAAGAAGTATTACCTAGGTCTTGACCAAGCTGCTCTCAAAGCTGCTTCATTTACTGACATTCAAAAGATAATGAACAATCAATTTACTGGCTCAAGTGTTGCTTATCTCAACACATATTCGGGTCAGGTTGGGGTTCTCAGCCTTGCTTGGGGCAACTTCCAAGAGAAGGTGGGCGGCACTCTTATCACTTTGGCTTCATTTGGCGATGGCACCAACGGAACAAAGTTAAACCTTTTAGCCGCGACCCTTGATAAGATTGGCTCTGCTATTGAGCTGATTGGCAAGGGCAAGGAAACAATCGCTGGACTCTTTGACATTACTGGAAAGAACGGTCTTTTAAGCAAATTCAACCCTTACCCACAGGGAGGAACTGCTGACGCTGCCAAGCCTGAAACTACTTTAAATAAGTATCAAAAGTTAATGAAGAAGATTGAAGATGATCGCAAGAGACAAAATGACGCTCTCATCGCCAGCAATAAGAAACTTACAGCCGAGCAGAAGAAGCAAGCAGCCCTGAAGAAGGCTGGAACAGTTTTTGACCTAGAGCAAATCAACTTAATTGCTGCGCTCAAGGGCAAGTTGTCTGCCGATGACAAGTTGCGGGCTGAAGCTCAACTGGCTCTTCTCAATGACAATGACGTGCTGGCTACTCAGCTTACAAAGCAAATTCTTATGGCTCAAGATTCAACAGGCAAGCTGTATCAATACTTCTTGACCATTGGCGATACCAAGATTAAGAATCCTTTTGAGTTCTTGGATAAGTGGGTTGTGGAGTTCCAAAATAAACTTAATTCCCTCAATATCCCAGACCTTTCCAAGCCAAGCACCTATTCAGGGGGCATGGATCCAGCGCTGGCGGCTATTGGAGTCGTGGCAGGATATGGCGACTTTGCTAGTTCCGTAACAAACCAATCACCTAGCGATGTTGGCAACGGTCTTTACGGAATGCAATCAACTTCTGGCTTTGTCTCAACTGCTTCTGCTACTGGCATGGACGTCAAGGTCTATGTCTCAGGCTCGGTAGTTACAGAGCAGGAACTGGTCGATGCAATCCAGAGTGGTCTTCGATCTAACAGCCTTTCAGGTTCACCATCTCAAATTGGTAGAATTGCAGGTATGTTCGGCTAATGGCACTTCCCGCGCAGATAGCCGTTTCTTTTGACTTTTCTAACGGCGCTACCTTTGGCTATAACGGCTTTGTTATTGGCGATGCTAAATATGGAATTCTAGGGACTAGCACTTTAGGAGATTCAACTTCGCCAGAACCTACAGTTGATTTAACTCCCAATGTATATCAAATCAATATCGTCCGTGGACGAAGTATTCAAAGAGACCAATACGAAGCAGGTACTTGTACTGTTCGCGTTCTTGATCCTCTATCTTACTTTTCGCCCCAAAATGTAGCATCACCCTTTTTTGGTAAATTGGTGCCATTGCGTAAGCTGCGAGTATCTGCAACAACAGCAACTACTCAGAAGTACCTCTTCAGCGGGTATGTTACCGACTACAAGTATTTCTACCCACAGGGGCAAGAAACAGGTTTTGTCGATATCGTGTGTAGCGATGCTTTTAGGCTCTTCAACCTAGCCAACATCACCACAGTTACCAATGGAACGGCTGGTCAAGATACTGGCACTCGTATTGGAAAGATATTAGATCAGGTCTCATTTCCTGCTTCAATGCGTACGATAGCGACAGGGGCAAATACCTGCCTTGCTGATCCAGCAACTTCTCGAACAAGCCTTGCCGCAATTAAAAACGCAGAGTTCTCAGAGACAGGCGCGTTCTACATGGACGGCTCAGGCACAGCTGTGTTTAAGTCCAGAGCGCAGGTCATGTCTAGCCTTGCCGCCAATCCCACAGTCTTCAATCAAAGCGGCGGCATACCGTACAAAAATCTCAAATTTAGTTTTGATGACAAACTCATTATTAATCAAGCAAATCTTGCCAAGGTCGGCGGCGCGACCATTACGGCTTTTGACCAACCCTCGATTGACAAGTATTTCCCTCACTCGGTTACTCAGACAGACCTTGTGGCTGAGACTGATGCAATCGTCACCAACATTGCTAAGGAATATGTTGCAACCCGCAAAGAGACAACTATCCGTATTGACGAGATGACTGTTGATTTACTAGATCCTAATGTTCCAACTGACACAATGCTTGGACTAGATTTTTTCTCAAACTTGCTGATTACCAACATTCAGCCCGATGGTTCGACCATCACAAAGAATTTGCAATATCAGGGTATTGCTTGGAGCATCAGCCCCACAAAGCTAACCTGTGCAATTACGACACTTGAGCCTATCGCTGATGGATTTATTGTCGGAAATACTTATGGCTACGGTACAATAGGTGTATCGACCTTGGGATACTAGGAGAAACAAATGACGTCTGGCTTACCTTCAAGCACAGGAGATATCCTGACTGCTGCAACCGTAAATTCCCTTGTTCAATTTACTTTGAATGCACAGTCGGGTACTACCTACACAGTAGCTAACTCAGACATTTATCAGGTCATTGTTCAGGCAACTAACGCTTCAACCAAGGTCATTACTATTGCTCCAGATTCAACCCTTACTTCTGCGGGTGTCGGAACAGCAATTACTTTTCTTAATTCAGGCGCAGGACTTTTGACTTTTGCTGCTGGCGCTGGCGTAACTATCGTTTCAGCTGGAGCAACATCAGCCGCACCAACATTGGCACAATACAAGACAGCAGTTGCAATCCGTATCTCAGCTAACAGCTGGACTATCGTGGGTGCAATCGCATAATGATTGGCGCAATCACAGCAGGACTATTTGGCATAGGCGCACCTCCAGCTCCTGCACTATCTGTTAATTACCTTGTTGTCGCAGGCGGCGGCGGCGGTGGATACGATACTGCAGGCGGCGGAGGAGCTGGCGGTCTTCGTTGTACCGTTGGTGCAACTGGCGGCGGTGGCTCGCTAGAAACTGCATTATCTCTAACGACAGGCGTGGCGTACACAGTTACAATTGGTGCAGGTGGAGCAGGTTCAACAAGCGGTTTAGTTCAAGGTTCAAACGGTAACAATTCTGTTTTTTCAACTATTACATCTATTGCTGGCGGCGGCGGCGGTTCTGATTCTGTAGGTTCTGGTCAAAATGGTGGTTCTGGCGGTGGCAAAGTAAATGCCAACCGTACTGGTTCAGGTGGTACTGGAACTGCAAACCAAGGCTTTAACGGCGGTACTTCTACATTTACTAACGGCGGTGGTTCTGGCGGCGGTGGAGCTGGTGCTGCTGGTGCTGGCTCAACATCAACTTCTGGTGCTGCTGGTGGAATTGGCGTAGCAACTACGATTAGTGGCTCATCAATTTATTACGCTGGCGGCGGCGGCGGCGGCGGTGGACCTTCAGGGGGCGCAGGAGGTAACGGTGGCGGTGGTTCTGGCGGACCTTCAGGTGGTAGCGGTGCTGTTAATAAAGGCGGAGGAGCTGGCGGAGGAGCTGGTTCTGGGTCATTTGTAGGTTACGACGGTGGTTCAGGCGTTGTTATTATTAAATACCCTGACTTTTACACAGCAACAGTAAGCGGTGGACTAACTTCCTCTACATCAACAGCTGGAGGATTTAAGACAACTACTCTCACAGCTGGAACAGGAACGGTGACATTCTAATGGCTCATTACGCGTTCTTAGATGACAACGATATTGTCACAGAAGTAATCGTCGGCATTGACGAAACTGAGTTCATTGAAGGCAAGACTACTGAAGATTGGTACGGAGAATTTAGAGGACAGAAGTGCGTTCGTACAAGCTACAACGGGCGCATTAGATTCAATTATGCAGGGGTCGGCTATACATACGACTCAGTAGATGATGCCTTCATTGCTCCAATGCCTAATTGTGGGCATGACGAGCTTCTGCTAAATACTGAAAAGCGTTGGGAGTGTTCTAATGAAGCACACACCTATCCTGAGTAAAGCAGGACAACAATTAAGACTTCAGGTGGACGATGCCTTCGGTAACCGCCAGCGTTCCAGCGACGGCTGGCTCGGCGATACACGTCACTCATCTCGTACTTCTGATCACAACCCTGACGCAAATGGCATCGTACGAGCGATTGATATTTCAAGGAATCTATCTGGAGCAAAAGAGCCAGACCTCATGCCTGACCTTGCAGATCAAATTCGACTCTGCGCTAAACGTGGCGATCAAAGAATCGCTTACGTCATTTTCAACAACAAAATATGTTCCAGAAAATCCCTTTGGCGCTGGGTCGCATATAAGGGAATCAATCCGCATGTTAAACATTGCCATGTTTCTTTTACTAAAAAAGGCGATACAGATGGTTCGTTCTTTAATATCCCGATGATAGGCGGCACAGCATGAACATGAAGAATCCATACATTATGAGCATTGGCGCTTTCCTAGCGGTCTGGGGTACAACCTCAAACTTCTCGCTGGATTATCGTTCTGTTCTTGGTTCCCTAGTAGCTGGCGTCTTTGGTTACGCAACACCTAAAAAATGAGCCAGAGCGATTTCTTTACACTTTACTTCGCCAGCCTTGGAGTTTTAGGCGGCTTGGCAGGTTATGTCATTACTCATTTACTGGGTGAAATTAAGCGACTCAATACGCGTGTCGATGAGATTTACAACATACTTCTAGACCGATAATAAAACCATGGCGAAGAAGCGACCAGTCATAGACCTTGATACTTATTCAGCTCTTGATGCTTACTGCATAGCTTTGAATGAGTATTACAAGTCTTTACGCAAGGCAGGGTTCACAGAAACCCACGCCTTCTGGATACTCGGTGATCGTGATTCTTTTCCTGATTGGATTATTCCAAACCTTCCCAATCGAATCGATAACCTACCCTACGAGGACGACGACGAGGACTAATGAAAAAGATTTTGGTAATTCCAGATCTTCAGATTCCCCTGCATGACTCACATGTAGTTTCTAACCTTATTAGATTTAGCAAGACATTCAAGGCAGACCAGACAGTAACCCTTGGCGACGAGATGGACATGACAGAGCTTGGTCGCTGGAGCGAGGGCAAAGCCGATTGGTTCGCTCAGACCCTAGACGATAACCGAAACATGACAGTAGATATTCTGTGGGAACTTGGCGTTTCTGACATGATTCGTAGCAACCACACGGATCGTTTGTATAACCAGATAAGCAGCAAGATTCCAGCACTCGGCTCATTGCCTGAACTGCGCTTCGAGCGATTCCTCAAAATGGACGAATTGGGTATCACATTCCACAAGGACGAGATGAACATTGCGCCTAACTGGATAGCAGTCCACGGCGACCATACACCAATCAAACCCCAAGGGGGTCTCTCAGCCCTTGAGGGGGCTCGTAGGCGCGGTAAGAACGTTATATCGGGTCACACTCACAGAGCGGGTCGTAGTGCCTTTACAGAGGCTTCTGGGGGTCGTGTAGGGCGTATCTTGCAGGGCGTAGAATGCGGACACATCATGCAGACAACGAAGGCGGGTTATACGCATGGGGTAATGAACTGGCAGCAAGCATTCGCCATCATGTACGTCCACGGCAAGAACGTTCAGGTCGATCTCATTCATATTGAAAAGAATGGCACATTTATTGTGAACGGTAAGGTGCATGGAAGGGTTCGCTAGACCCGACTTCGGGGACGAAAGTGTGGACGAAATCGTTATCGTTTCGTTATCAAAAAGGGGTTGTTGTTTAGTTCGTATGCCCTAAAGTTCTTGTTGTAGCGGAGACACCGACTACAGAAGGGCTCAAAATGTTATCAACAATGCAAGAAGTAGAACTAGATTTTGAACGCTTGACAGAGACTTCGATGCTATTCCATGGATCTGATTGGGAAGCTCAAGAAGGTCGTTTTACTGATGGCGTCATTGACTATAGTCACAAGGTTGCTTACTGGTTTGAACGTTACTCAGACGTTGTTCTGGCTAAGGCTTTACTTAAGGGAATGCAGGAAGACTTCGTTGTTCTCTATGATTCAGTCATGGAACAATGGATTATCACTTCAACTTACGCAACTGAAAGCTGGCGATAATGAACCACGATCACATCATTATTGCTTCACTCGCACTTGGCGGGATCGTTGGTTTCCTTTGGGGATACTCCCAAGGACACTCACATGGCAAGGTCGCAGGACGCATTGCTTATCGCAGGTCTCAGCGCAACCTCACTAATGTAGGAGGTTACGACAATTAATGCTAGAGACTATCTCAACGAAGCGCGAGCTACTATCCAAGACCGAGGAGTTGATTACGGTCACCCTAGCGACAACATGCAGCGAACAGCCTCACTCTGGAGCGCATACCTCGAAATGCCAATTAACGATTATCAGGTGGCAATGTGTATGGCATTGGTCAAAATCGCAAGAAGCATGGAAACTGCTAAGACAGACACTTACGTCGATCTCGTCGCGTACACCAGTTTAGCGGCGCAACTACACACCGAGGAGAATGAACTTTATGTTTAACCTAGAATCGTATGAAACCGTTGCCGATCGTGTTGCACGTTTCCAAAAATTGCACGCAAGCGGAAGAATAACCACGAAGGTTGTAAGCCTAGATAACTCAAAGGGTGAAGTCCTAGCTATGGCAGAGGTTTATCGTGAGCATGAAGACACACAGCCAGCAGGTGTGGATTATGCGTTTGGGATCGCAGCTACATACCCACAGTCAATGCGTAAGTTTTATGTAGAAGATACGGTCACAAGCGCTGTAGGTAGAGCTTTAAGCCTTGTTTTAGACACAGACAAGAAACAAACACGCGAGGACATGCAAAAGGTTCAAGCGCACAATGAGGTAAAGGCTAAAGTTGAGGAAGTAAAGGCTAAGATGGCAGACACTTCACAACAATATATCCCAGTAGCAAAGGAAAGTGATCCATGGACAACTTGGGAATCTCCAGCACCTCAGACTATGGAGTCAGCAGTCGAGACGGTGAAGGCTGCCCTTGGTGGCACTCACCCAGACGAGAGCTGTGTTCATGGTGCGCGTGTTTGGAAAACAGGGACTAAAAAAACAGGCGGTCAATGGGGTCATTGGAAGTGCATGGCTCAGATTCTAGGAGATGCAGAACGTTGTGATCCTATTTGGTACGAAGTAGCCAAGGACGGCACATGGCAGCCACAGGTGAAGCGCTAATGGGTTACGTTACATTCTTGAACCAAGATGGTGAATGGGAGCAATTTCCAAATGAGGAACAGCAAGCCAATCTCAGAGAGAACGCAAAGTTACTTGAAGAACTTGGCTATCAGCTTATCTGCCAGTTGTGCAATAAGTTTCCAAATAGGCAACAGATCCGTGAACGTTACTTAAAACATGAATGGACTTGCGCCGATTGTGGCACAGTTAATTCTGCTGGAAAGGCATAGCCAAGGTTGCTATGACTAGAAGCAGGAAAGACCGAGGCTTTCGTACTGAGCGAGTAGTTGTCTCCTATCTACAAACTTGGTGGAGAAGCGCAAGCGTCGGTAGAGGTGCGGGCAAGGATATCCACAATGTCCCGTTCGACATTGAGATAAAGGCTCGTTCTGAGTTCTCACCTCTGGCATGGATCAAGCAAGTCGAGAAGAGAGCACAAGGCAAAGAGCTGAGTGCTGTGGTGTGCCGACTAAACGGACAAGGCGAAGATGCTTCACAGTATCTGGCGTTTATGCGGTTTCAAGACTTGGTTGATTTAATGTTAAAGGCTGGTTACGGCGATATCCAGACAGACTCGGTACAATTAGAACCTGAGAGATGCGCACAATGCGGATCGTGGAAGTTGGTTAATGTGCCATGTAGGACGTGTAAGTAATGCCAATCTATGAGTTTCAATGCGATAACGATTTATGTGAGGCAGACGCCAGAATAGAAAAAGAGCTATCTATATCAAAGGTTCAAGATGGGATTGAATGTCCCTTCTGTAATGAACTTATGAGAAAGGTGTATTCGAGTGTATCGGTTCATTTCAAAGGTCAAGGGTTCTATTCAACAGATAAATAGTTATGCACATCTGTGGACAACACGCCATAAAAAGTCAATCAATGCGAGAGTTATCCACATGCTTGACAGCCATGATATGCTCTCTTGCAAGAGCCCATCAAGGGCTCACCGCAAGCCGCTTAGGCGGATTGCTTGCGGGGTTGCAGTCGCATTAGTGGGAGCTCTATGCCTACCTACTGAGGCATCTAATGGCGACATCAAGCAACCAAAAGATATTATGCAATTAGCTGATATTCAATTAACTGAGAAGCAAGAGTATTGTCATAATCTCATTACATTCAAAGAGTCTAGTAATAACAGACATGCTGTTAATGGATCACATTATGGTTACTATCAAGGTAAAAGTAAGGCGCTTAAAGGCGCACCAGATGATTACCAGTTCTATTGGTATTGGTCTTATGTA